GCGGTCCAAATGTGGATGACTCTATGAGCTCCACGGATTGCCCTTTTATACGTTGTATACTACAGTACTGCTCGAATTAAGAAACCAATTTCAGGTAACAGAGCAGAACACCATGCTTACAAAGCATGTGTGCCTGGGGCTTTCCTCATTGCGAGGTCCCCGAATCCAAAGACTAGCCTGCCGGCTGATTCCTAAGGCCGTCGCTTATTGCGTCGCCTATTATTGGAATCCCTTTGGATAAGATCGGCAAATGGGTATCGATTAAATCATAACGAACCCAAGTGTCCTCTTGGAGTTTGCGAAGTGCTGATACAGCATCATTTATGCATTCCCGATCGTCATAAGGCTCGAAGATACAGCTAGTGTCTGATACCTTCATGGCTCCTTTGTACCATGCCTTAAGCTTTCTACCTAAGCTAGGCAACGATGGAAGGTTAGACTGGTTAGCTACCAGTGCGGACATACCGCGACGATTTATTAATCGTGTTCTAATTTCTCCCATCGCACTAACCATAGATACGTAAACATGGCCTGAACCGTCAGTTATTTCAACTGGCCGGTTGCGCTTTATGCGCTGTTTCAGTTTCCACGTATCACCCATACAATCGCTTTCCATCAGGATTATCTCTGAGATGCTTTTGTATAGGTTACCTCGGCTCAGTATGAGCAACATATTTTCCATTGCTAAAGCGTCGTCTTCCGAATATGGAGTCGGAGCGCTTTCTAATGAGAAAAGCCCACTGAGTGAACCGAGTTCCAGATGCATACTCGGAGGGAGTAATTTTACTCCTCCAGAATTTGCCAGCCAAGTGATGACTACTTTCATGTCGTCACTAAGGTCCGAGTATGCTCTGTTGTTGATATCTGGATATCCCATTCCACCTAACTCTCCACAAAGGAAGGGGTGGTGTTGGAAACTCCTCATATCATCGATGAATTTCCTGTTGTTAAGGTAAACAAACAAGCCGGCGTTTTGAAACTCCGGCGAGTCCCACTTAAACCACGTTAATGTGGCGTAGGCGGCAAAGCCCCTCGTCCATTCGGGGGGTATTTCCTTAGCACCAGCGAATCGCGCAGCATCCGGCTTGGTTATGTTTTTAACTCTTACAATGTCAGAGTATTCAAACCAGTTATGCCATCGGGTCTTGGGTCCTAGACGAATAAACTCCTCGCAGTATACACCGAAGTGTGGACTACAGAAGTTCGTCCCTTCAGACACCTTACCCCCGACTGTCGGATACATCGCCATCACCATGTCGTTAGACTCCGGTGTGTCGTATGCGATTTCATCATCACCACCTCTTCTTCTGAATCGGTCATTTAAGAGTTTTTGATCATACAATAATTCTCTTAGGCCTTCAATTCTCAGAAAAATGGTAACATCTAAGTTGGACATATCTTTAATGTCTTCTGGTTTACAACCCAACTCGGACAAGGCTCTAGCAAGCCAACTGATAAATTTTGTGTATGCGTTGTCGATAAACCATGTAGGAGAGTCCCCCATTAGAGGGCCTCCGGTCTTATCTGTCACGTAATCCTCGATTTCGGGATAATCAATATCAGTCTTTGCCGTCTCACAAAAGTGGTAGACGGACTTATAGAATGGGTCATTAATTAGACCCGTTCCAATGCTAAAGCCGGTGAGGAGTCCTTC